GAAGTAGAAAAAACCATTAATAAAATTTTGGAAAGTTGTCCAAAAGAAATGTCGCCCCCAACAATGTCTGCAATCATAGCAAACATCATCAACCTATATAACTTCTCGCACCTCTGGCCGCTGGTCGTCGCTCAAACAACCGCAATGCTCGAACTGCACCAGTGCGAAGAAGATGCAACAGACGCGGTAGAAGATGCAGACGCCTTCCTAGATAAAATAACAAAAGGAAGCATGCACTAATGGATGATGAACGCCTGATAGACGTGGTGAAAGAAATCAAAAAACTAAGGGACGAGCTTTCCGAAAAACAATGGAACGATCTCGACACCGCATCCGTAGACCGCCGACTGCGGCACTTTGAAAATCTAGCAAGACAGGGAGAATTTTATGAGCCTACTTTCTGAACAAAAACTAACGCCGTTCCAAGAGAACGAACTGCAATGGTTGCGAAAGCAAGTGGATAGGTTCCAAGAAGACAAATATCGAACGGGCGAAGTCGCGGAAACCAACGCCCTAAACGTTGACCGCAATCTTTTCATCGCAAGAGAAGAATTAAGAACGTTCGTTTCAAGTTTAAGAGAAGCAGGAAAGAAAATATGATTTACGATATCTCACATAAATTGGCAAAAGACGGGTTCGATAACGCCCTAGAAAACACCCAGCAGGGAGACACCATAATCTACCACGTAGGTGAGTTCGCCGCCGGAAAACATAAGCACAACGCCCTTTACGCCTACGAAGGTGGAATGGTTAAACTGGTTCAGAAAAAGCTAGGGAAATTTAAGTTTCAATACCTCGCATTGCGCACGAAGAAGAAGTTTAAGAAATAGGTGTGGTTTACATTCTCCCATATATGTGTTAAAGTCTTTAAGAGGGTTTCCGGCTCTGCCCTCAATGCTTTTTGACAAACCTTGGGATTGGTCCGGAACGGCCCCATAATTGGAGAATGTTTATGAAAACTTTAGAAAAGTTAAAAGCTATTTGCAAACCTCATGGCGTAGAAGTTGATTACTACGTTGAGAGGTTCCCATCAACTAAATGGCATGTTTATTTTGATGCGCCACCAAAAATGTGTTGGGGATCAACACAATCAAGCACCATCTTTTATCCTAGTTATGAGCTAAAAGGCATAATTGGTTTTATAAAGTCCGAATTAAAAGAAGGCTTTTATGAGGCTGATGAACAAACGTTAAAAGAAACGGGTCAACAATGAAAATCACAAAGGAACATCAATCACTGCTTTTTAAAATAGCAGATGAGCAAAACTTATCTCAAGCTCAGGCTATGTTTCTTGTAAAAGAAATCGAAGAGCAACGTGATCTCGAACGTAGCCGTAAGTCTATTCAAGCGGTTAAAGAAATGATGACGGTCTTAAACAAACAATAACCAAAGCTCGCGGTCTACGGATCGCGGGCTCTTTTTGTAACTAAAGGAATAACCATGCTTACTACCCTATGCCTAGCACTCGCCATCTATCACGAAGCAAGGGGAGAAAGCTATATCGCTAAACTCGCAGTCTCCAAAACAATCTACAATAGAGTCGAATCTAACCGATGGCCCAACACTATTTGTGAAGTAGTAATGCAACCAAAACAGTTCTCATTCGTTAAAAAAGGAAGAGTGCCAATGCCAAAAGATGAAAAATCTTGGCAAAAAGCTTACGTTTTGGCGAAAAAAATTGAGAAAAATCCGGAAATTTTGCCGATAATGGAGGCGGATCACTTTCATTCTGTGCAAGTTAGGCCCGTTTGGCGTAAACGATTGCATAGGCTGGTGAGAATTGGTAACCACATATTCTACTCGTATAAACAACCAAAAGCCATAAAAACAAGCCTTAGACCGCAAATTAGAGGCCAAAAATCGCGGCCCGCGGAGCTTGAATAACGCCGTTACTGTATATAGGGCTGAAAAATAAAAAAAATAAAAAAAGTATTTTCAAGCCGTAACCAGTGTAACTTATGTAACTTGACCTTTAAGTGTATATATATAAAGGATATTATTGGTTACATAAGTGGTTACACCGAGTAAGTAGTAAAATGTAACCAAAAAGATAGTTCTTAAAGACCAAAGTGCCTAATGGGGGGGTGGGGGAATTTTTTTATTAAAAGTTTTTTCTGGCGTATATAAGAGGATCGGTTGTATAAGAGTTTTAACAATAGTTAAACTGTGAGAAACAACCATGACCAAAGTCAAAAGAGGTCGGCCCGTAAAGAAAACAAAGTTTGGGATAATACCCTCTCCGCTCCTGATTAAAGAGCGAGCCGTTCCAAAACATAATAAGCTTGTTGACCCAGATAGCCCGCGTCCTGATCCCCGTGGTCGTAAACGTATTTCTGTAGATAGTAAGCTTACGCGCAAACAGGAGCTTTTTGTTAAAGAGCTTGTGAGCAACGACGGCTTAATAACTTTCAAGGAAGCCGCGATAAAAGCGGGCTATCCAGAAAGTTCTGCACATACCCGTGCTTATGAACTAACCAACCCACACAAATGCCCGCACGTTGTTGCCGCCATTAAAGCGTACCGCGCCGAACTGGATGCTAAGTTCGATGTAAACTACGGTAGGCATATCCGAGCGCTTCAACAGATTAGGGACGTGGCTTTGGAAAACGGAGCTTACTCTGCGGCAGTGCAGGCAGAGTATCGAAGGGGCCAAGCGCAGGGAGATATTTACGTTAGTAAGTCTGAAATCCGCCACGGCAGTATTGACAGTATGAGTAAGGAAGAAGTTCTGAAAGCTTTAAGCGATTTGAAAGAAGGCTATGGCGCAAACGTTATTGACATTACCCCAACCGAAGATGCCGACGGAAGCGGGACTGTACCGCCAACTAAAGACCGCGCTAAAAAGCCGAAGAAACTGGCGGCTGACAAGAATTGAAAATTGGGTAGGCCAAGGCATTCCCGATCTTTTGGTTTGTGATGAGGTTGGAAAGTTTCATTTTATAGAATTAAAGTTTTGTAAAGCTAACGCGGTTAATCTGAGCCCGCATCAGGTTGCGTGGCTCACAAGGCACCTTACAAGCAGTAGTTGGATTTTAGTTAAGCGACAGGCCAAGGCGGACGTTAAGGCCACCCTGCACCTTTACAGCGCTTCTCAGGCCATATCCTTAGCCGAGGACGGTTTAAAAATCCCGTCGATTGGGTCGTTTGACCACCCTTTTGATTGGGATAAAGTTTTCAACTTGATATCTCCCATATAATCGCTTACGATGGTTTTTGTTGAACTTTAACAAATTGGAGAATGGAATGGAACTTCGACGTGTAAACATCAAAGTAGTAACAGAAGCATATTGGTATCCCACTTATGACGTTCCGGCGCATATGACTGACGAACAGGCTCACGATTATATTATTAACGAAGGGCCCCAGCAAGTTTTTGACGATTACACCAACCGAGATACTTTGAACTCTGAAACATCAATAGAAATTATAGTAAAGGGCGATAGAGATTACGGGCGTTTTTTATAAACTTTAACAAATTGGGGATTGCATAAATGTTTCTATTAACTTTTTTGGGCCGCCTATTATATGGCGAAGATTATGAAAAACTAAGCCAACAAGCGAACAAACCAAAACGACGAAAAACCACCCGTCGAAAACGTTAGAAAATTAAACCCGCTTTACACGCGGGTTTTTTTATGCCTATAGTATGGGAGTAAACGCATATTGGAGAATGCAAAATGTTAAAACAAGAACAAAACAAACGTTTTTCGGGCCCTTGGGTTGTGTTATCTAATCACGATCAAAAAAGTTTAGAGAGCTATAAATTAAAAGAGAACGCAAGGCGGGCGGCTCAATCTTTAACCCAGCACGAAAAAAACAACGGCCGCGATATCTTTTATGCGGTTTCTTATGTTTTAGATTGGGAGAATTTGCCATGCTAAAAACTGTAGAACTTAGCCGCGCCCAAAAAACAAAAGGCGTTGCGGTAACTTATCGCGCCGGGACAAATGATAATTTTGGAACTTGCCCTGCAACTTGTGAATTAAATCCTAGCGGTTGCGGCGCGTCAAAAATAGATCAAGATTACCTTGACGCGGTTGTCGATGCCGTACCGCATAAAGGCGTTGCGTTTACTTACTCGCATTTTTCCCCAATCTATTGGGCGAAAAAATTAAAGCCGGGTAAAACTGTAATAAACTATTCCGCTAAAACGGCCGCGCTTGCGGCGAGATATGTTAAACAGAATATTCCAACAGTTTGCGCTGTTCCCCTTGCTTTCTGGGAGGGACGCAAAAAGACAGTTGTCGACGGGGTTAACGTTGTTCGATGTCCGGCCGAATATTTAGACAATTTCGGTTGCGCTCAATGTGGCGCGGGCGATCCTTTATGCGCTAGGCTATCCCGTAATTTTGCTGTTGGATTTACCGCCCA